AATGTTATTTGATGGTGATATTTTAGGTGGTTTAAGTAAAATATTTGGTGGTATATTTGATTTTGTATTAGCATTTCCAAAGGCAATACTTGATACAGTTGTTGATTTGTTAACACCTTTAGCTGCTGCTGTAGGCGATTTCTTTAAACAATTATATGATGATATTGTTCTTTATATTACAGATACTATAACAAATATAAAAAACTTTTTTATAGATTTAGCAACTAATATTGTAACATTTTTTACAGACGCATATAACACGGTAAAAACTACAATTGTTGACGCCGTGCAAGGTGCATTTAATTTTATTGGTGATATATTTAATGGTGTAAAAGATTTTTTCAAAGAAAGTTATGAAAAAGCAAAAGATTTTATAACAGGATTACCAGAAAGAATTTTAGATTTTGTAAAAAATATGTTTTCACCAATTATAGATTTTTTTAGTGGTATCGGTGACAGAATTAAAATAGCTGTAAATGGTATTATTGACGCATTACCACTTCCTGACTTTATAAAAAATAAAATGAAGTTTGATGTAGAACCAACACAAACTAATTTAGATGACGCTGAAGCTCAATTTGCAGATTTAGAAACACCTTAAGCAGATGGCACAACACTAAAAACTAAATCTACAGAAAAATTTAATTTAAAAGAAGGTGTTTTACAAAATGCTACAAATGATGGTCCAATGGTATTTAAGAAACAAGGTTTAGCAGAGAGAAATGCTGAAATTTTATCAGCGGCTACTGGTGACCCATATACAGCAATCAATACTAATAAAGGTTTCATGGTAGTTAATCCTGAAAATAGTTTATTGCCAGAAAGTTTACAACCACCAGAAAAAATAGCAGCAACAGACACTAATACTAAAATGGAAGATGTTGAAGGCACAACAGGTGACACAGCACCTGTTATTGTAACAAATAATAATTATAATACAGATAACAGCTCAGTAGCAAGTCAAACAGATGTACATAGTGGTAAACTAGACACAGGCGTTGATAGTTATTTTGATAAAATTGCTTTTAATGCTAGAGGTTATGGTTAATATTTACCTAGGTCTTTTTCGGTTATAATTTTAAATTGCATACTATTATCTTCACAATATTTTTTAGCGGCAGACCATTTTGCCTGATTTTTGATATACTCAAATGACTCACGCATGTAAGATTTTGTCTTGCGTTTTGGTGGTTTGGGTTTTCCTACTTGTCGGGAGGGTTTTATCTCAATCATGTACTTATCATTATTCACCGTCTTTACAACAAAGTCAGGAAAATATCTATGATATTTTTTGTCTAGCGGGCTATAATATCTAATTGGTAATTCTTCACTTGCCCAAAATAATATATCTTCATTTAGGTCACAATAACGCATGAATCGTCTCTCTAATAGTGAACGATACACTATCATTTTGGCGTCACCTACATATTTCTTTGGATTGGTTGGTTTAAATAAACCTTTATAACTCTTTCTCATATCACTCTTGTTACCTATATAAATATTACTAACAAGGATTATTTATAACAATGGCATTTAGTAAGCTTAGAAACTCACTCTCAAACATAGCAACACCATTTTTGGCAAATGCATTAAACAATTTTACCAAAAAGAGTGGTGCTAAAGACGCTGGTAAAGTAGCGGCTCAATTGAAGAAGAATGGTCCGTTTAATATATCAGACGCACCAGCAGCTACACTAATTGAAAATCCATTATCATTTAATCCTGTACAATACCCATTAGATTTAGGTAATAATGGTCTAGGTCATTATATACTATTTGAATCAGGTTTTGTAGGTTATAGTCCACAAACAACCAAATCAAATGTTGCATTTGGTCAAAATTCAAAGAGACAAAAAAGAGATAAGATTTCATCTAAATTAAGTGATAAATCAATCACTACAGCTGCTATTGCAATATACATGCCAAATAGTATAAAGTCAAGTTATCAACAATCTTATGAGGGCGATACAGCTGGTATTGCAGGAGATTTAGAGGCAATAAAAGGTAGTATAGACAGTTTAGCTGCTTCTTCAGGTGGTCCCCCAGGAACATCTACAAATATGTCGTCTGCTCAAATTAAGGCAGCTTTAGCAGGTGCTTCAGGTATGGCAATACGACAAGGTAAGAAAATGGTTGGTGAGTTAGTTAGTATGGCAGGTGCTGGTGACCCCGTTAGATTTTTACAAAAGAGAAGTGGTAATGCCTTAAATCCTAGAAATGAACAATTTTATGATTCACCAGACTTTAGAAGTTTCTCATATACATTTGATTTCTGGCCTAGAAGTATGGAAGAGGCGAAGGCAGTAAATGATATCATAACAATATTTAAATACAATTCATCACCGGGTTTAAAAGGTGACGCAGGTGCTATATTTGAAATACCAAACTATTTTAAAATTAGTTATATGCATAGAGGCGAAACAAACCCACATTTAAATTTAATATCGGCATGTTATTGTCAAGGTGTTGATGTTGATTATGCACCTGACGGTGAACCAAGATTTTTTGAAGATGGTCAACCTGTACATACAAGATTAAGTGTATCATTTATAGAAGACAGAATTATAACTAAATCTGATATATTAGAGGGAGCATAATGCCATATTTTAGCGAATTTCCACTTACAACATACAATTTATCAGGTGTTAATAGTAATACAAAAGAAATTACGGACATTTGGCGAAGAGTTAAAGTTAGAAGTAAGATAGCAAATAATGTTACCTTATTTGATAAGTTTGATGTGCCTGAAGGAGATAGTCCTGAAACAATTGCGTACAAAGTATATGGTGACGCAGAGTATTTTTGGGTAGTATGTTTAATGAATAATGTTGTTAATAGATTTTATGACTGGCCATTAGATGAGTATAACTTTCAACAATATGTCGCAGATAAGTATGACAATCCTGAAGCTATACATCATTATGAAATTACACAATCAAGTGGTAAACAAAAAGGTGAAGGACCGTCAGACTATTCACACAAGATAGAAATTAATGCTGATACAGCAGGTGCTGAAGCAGTATCTAATATACAATACGAAAGAAGATTACAAGATAAGAAGAGGCAAATTAGATTGTTACAACCAAACTACCTTAATAATTTTATAGACGAGTTTAGAAGACTCATAGCGCAGTAATGATATGGCACAAACCGATAGAGATGTATTTGATAAAGTTGGTCAGTATAACCTTGACGAGATAGCAATTATTTCGTATAGATTTGCTGAAGATTCCCTACCACGAAGAATAGATATCAAAGGTATATTATATAACTTTGAGATAGCGGAAGATGTATTGTTAAATAATATAGTTGGTTCGGCTATCGTTTATGATATGCAGGACATTAGAAGTATATTACCAATCATTGGTCTTGAAAGATTATCACTAAAATTTAATTCTCCAGGCATGGCAGGTTATGACTACACCGAAGACACAGGTGTACCGTTGCAGATATACAAGGTAGACAAGATAAGAAAAGACCCTAAAAACGAGAGGGCACAATTGTACCAGATATTCTTTTGTTCGCCTGAAATGTATAGAAATGCTACAACAAAGATTTCAAGAGCATACGCAGGACCGGTAGAAAACGCAGTACAAGATATATTAAGGAATGTATTAAAGTCTAAAAAACCATTTTATTTTGAACCTACGGCTACCAATGCCAAGTATGTAATACCAAATTTAAAACCATATGAGGCAATCAATTTCTTGTGTACGCAGGCAAGGTCAAAGAAGTTTAGATTAAACGCAGGATATGTGTTCTATGAGACAAGTGAGGCGTTTCATTTTAGAAGTTTAGACTCAATGATGGGGCAAGACGGACAATTAAGTGAAGTGCCACCTAAATTTAAATATCAGGCAATGGTAACAGCTGTTACCGAGGACGCCAAACATCCTGAATTAAAAGATATAGTAAGAAGATTATCAAGTGTATTAAAATATGAGTTTGATAAACCAGTTGACACATTAGATAATATACAAAATGGTTTCTATGCAAATAAGGTGACCACACATGACGCATTTAATAAAACAATTAAGACTACAACATATGATTACAATGAGATAGGTCCAATGCAGGCACATACCGAAATGTCCAGTAGTAGATTTGATAAGGCAGGTCTATTATATCCACAAGACGGCAAAGGTAAAGGTGTTAAATTTGCAGATACAGGCAAAGGTTTAAACCAGTTATCAGACGCCAAGGCAATGGTAGTATCAGAAACAAGTAAAGTACATAATGATTACGAATTTACACCAAATGAGTTTCTATTACCCCTTATGACGCACCAAAAACAGGCAATGCGTAATATGAATCTATCATTATTAGTATATGGTAATACAAGATTAAATGCAGGTGATGTTATTACTTTTACTAGTCCAGTCCAAAGACCAGGTGAGCCAGAAAACAACCCATATACGAGTGGAAGATATGTAATAATGGCAATTAAACACATGGTCAATGTCGAGTCGCAAAGGCATGAAATGGTACTCAAATGTTTCAAGGACGCTGTTTCCACGCCATATCCGACAGAGGAGGACGCATTAAACCAATTAGGTAAGGAAGATATAACAAACGAAGAGATATATAATATACAGAAAGAAAGAGTTTAGAGATTAAGAGAGTCCGGCGCCTAAAGGGTTAGCTGGCCAATCAATGAGATTATGAGTAAAAACAAACAACAAGATTATGTAAGACCAATTACAACAGGACATGTAGAGGCGGATATGTTAGGATTATCTTATTTGTGGATATCAGAGCGAACAAACAGGAAGTATGCTCAGCGTCCACATAGAACTTATCAGAGGAAGAGTAAGGTTAGAGGTATATTCAGAGTGGCGACGGAGTGGGTCAAGACGGCGCCTTCGGCGTGCTGGCGCAGTATTAAGTATGCAAATAAGTATGGTCGCAGGTTAGCCAGCGTTTTGCGTAAAAAGGGAGTAAATGGTAAATAAATGCGTATGGTTGGTGGATTAAAAGCAGACAAATATCGGAAAAAAATAAATGTACGACAATAATTTTCTAGGAAAAAATAACTTTATATGGTTTAACGGCGTAGTGGAAGACCGGCAAGACCCACAGAAACTTGGCAGGCTAAGAGTGCGTTGTGTGGGTATTCATACGCAAAATAAAGATGACCTGCCTACAAGTGACCTACCATGGTCGCAGTTAATTCATCCGATTACTTCTTCAGGTATTTCTGGACTAGGTTCTAGTCCTGGTTTTATTGTAGAGGGGACTTGGGTGTTCGGTTATTTCAGAGATGGTTATGCCATGCAGGAGCCAATGGTGATAGGGAGTTTACCTGGTAAACCTGTTGAGTTGGCAGATGTTAATAAAGGTTTCTATGACCCTAACGGTGTTTATCCCAAATATAAAGATGAGGTGGATACTAATAGGTTGGCAACCAATGATAGTGCAAATCCTCATTTAGGTTTAGAATTGCGTAAGTTAACAAGGAAGACTGGCGTCCCAACAGCCGACTTTGACGCAGTACCTATTGAGGAGCATGTATCAACGGAGATAAGTGCGAGTGATAGTGATGTATGGTCTCAACCGACTATACCCTATGCGGCCGTTTATCCGTACAATCATGTGTTTGAGTCAGAGAGTGGACATATATTTGAAATAGATGACACACTTAATAATGAGAGGTTATTCACCACACATAGAACAGGCACCTCACAAGAGATAGACAAGGACGGCAACCAGGTTAATATAATTAAGGGCGACCATTATAACATAGTATCAGGTAAAAGGCAAGCGATAATAGAAGGCAATGCCGATATTACAATAGGCGGCAGACATAAAATTTATATTAATAAGAATGGTCAAACAAATAACCACTATGATATACAAGTAGGTCCAAACGCCAATATCAATATACAAATAGACAAAGGCGATATGAATGTCGTATTAA